CATCCAGATGCTTGCGATTCTGTGTCGAGTATGCAGACGCGTTGGTCCCCATAAGCGGACTTGTTGATTCGGAGCCACGTTTCGGTTGGCAGGCGAATTTGAAGGCGGAACTTGACGCCGACCCCGACGCTCGTAAGATTCATTTTTTTGTGGACCCTACCGGTAACTCCGGTAAATCTTGGTTTTGTCGTTATGCGATGTGTCAGTTTCAAGACTGTCAGGTCTTGCGTGTTGGTAAAGTTGCAGATCTTACGTACACGCTCAATATTGAAACCCGCATTGTGTTGTTTGATGTCCCACGTTCTCAGAGTCAGTTTCTTCAGTACTCAGTATTGGAGAGCTTGAAGGACCGTATGGTCTTCAGTCCGAAATACGAGAGTTCGTTCAAGATTATGAGGTCTGTCCCTCATGTGATTGTCTTTATGAACGAGGAACCGGACGAATCTGTTCTTTCCGCTGATCGGTACAAAGTTACTAGAATTTAATTATATTAGATTCACTATTTGTTATTAAACTATGTTTAAGGGGGAGGATGGATAGAAGCTCCCGGTGTCGAAGAGAGGCAAGCTTCGTAAGGCAGGAGGGGGGTCGGGGCCCACATTGAAACTCTTAGGCCCCCGTAGGCCGTATCTATACACCCGGATCACGGAAATACATGTTGGTTTCACCCAATATGATAAATGTATTATCTTGTAAAGCATCTGTTGGCACTTGGTCAAAGTGATTGCACCAAACTAACAACCAATAGCTCCCTTCATGGGACGTGGCCTCTGGCCCGTGGAAGACCGCCCGTCTTCCTATCTTAATATATCTTGATATGGTTCTCCATGTATTCTGGCTACCAGCGCCAAAACCACCGTTTGTATTAGCAGCTCCTAGCTTGAACCTTGTATGCCATAGAACTGCGTCTGCGTCTATGTTCATTGGGTATGTGTATTTATCCCATCCAGACAAAGTATCAGCATTGAAAGCTGTATAACGGTTTACACCCGTTGTTCTAAAAAAGTGCGAGGCACCTAAGTAATTTAGTTCTCGTCCGTCTTGCCACACAATTGCCATGTTGCACAGCAATGGTTTAGTCGGTGCGGCGTTAGCTGTTCCCGAATCATTAGCTGTATTTTTAAACAGATATCTGATTTTAAAACCGGAAATATCAATGGCTTGGCGTTCACGTTGATTGATTGAATCGCCTTGCGCGACGTCACTAATCTTGTACGCGTAAAGGTCGTTACCTTTATTTTGTGGCGTTACAGTCATAGTACGATGTGTCTGTGCACGTTTGGCGGGTGCGCCTCGCTTGCGTCCCTCGCCTGCCTTTCGTAAGGCAACTTTTTTGAATGACTTCCGTCTACGCACCACTCGGCTGCGACTCCGACGTCGGAGTCGACGGACCGGCCTGCGTGATCTCATACGTCGTGGCATAGCGGGTATATGTGTACGTTTCGTACGTGCACGTTTGGGACTCGGAGTAACGAAAGCTACTTTACGTTTACGATTCGGAGTCGAAGGTACTTCCGTCAGACGGCGTCGTTTAAATCGATCGTCGTATAAGTCCGGATACTCCCGCTTCCACTTTTTATCGTACCACTCGTAGAATTCTCTAAGTGATTCGAATTCACCAGCGGCAATTTTCGCACGACCGATTTTTTCGGCGTTTGAAACTATGAAATCTTTGATCGCCTGCATATCCGGAAGTAAAATATGGGCGCGGAAGTGAAAGTGACATGAAGGGAGTATTACCTTCATGTCACTTCTTGCTCATCGGTCTCACAAAAAAAAATGCCTCGTACTCAATCTCGCTCATACGTTTTTACTCTCAACAATTATGTTGAACCCGACGTTGCACGCCTTCGTGCTCTTGGTGGTGAAGTTTCTTATCTTGTTTTCGGTCGTGAGGTCGGGGACTCTGGAACCCCCCATCTTCAAGGATACGTTGTTTTCAACCGCCGTGTTGCTTTTGCTACGGCTAAAAGGTCCATCGGAGATCGCGCCCACCTCGAAGTAACTCGTGGAACACCTGAACAGGCTTCTGACTACTGCAAAAAGGATGGAGATTTCGAAGAATTCGGGTCGCTTCCTCAGCAGGGTAAAAGGTCTGACTGGGCGGCGTACAAGACTTGGGTTGAGAGTCTTGGTTATAGACCCTCACGTCGTGAGATTATTCTTGAATGGCCGTCACTCGCATCCAGATGCTTGCGATTCTGTGTCGAGTATGCAGACGCGTTGGTCCCCATAAGCGGACTTGTTGATTCGGAGCCACGTTTCGGTTGGCAGGCGAATTTGAAGGCGGAACTTGACGCCGA